TTAACAATGGTGATTTAGGAGTTATTTATGCAACAGAAGGACAAGCTTTAATTATAGGTACAGGCAATAGTAATACAACTGCTATAACTATTGATTCTAGCCAAGTATGTCTTTTTGCATCTACTATAAGAGGCTCAGCTGATGTAGTTGCGTATTATTCATCAGACCCTATTTTAAAAGAAAATAAAAAATTAATAGAAAATCCTTTAGATAAAATATCTCAATTAGGTGGATATTCATTTGATTGGAAAGAAGAAGCAAAAGATATGGTTGGAGACCATTTAAATGGTAAAGATTATGGAGTAATGGCAGATGAAGTACAAGCTTTATTTCCAGAGCTTGTAAATGTAAGAAGTAACGGAATAAGAGCTGTAAAATATGATAAGCTAGTACCATTATTAATAGAAGGAATTAAAGAATTAAAAAAAGAATTAACAATAATTAAGGAACGATTATAATGAAAAATTACAAAGCATTAAAATCAGCATCTAAAGTGTCTTTAAGTAAAACTAATGACAATTTATACTACATAACAAAGAAAAATTACAATACAGATACAGGAGTTGAAGAAAACGATAGTATTTCTAGAGTAATAATTGCTGATATAGATGCTAGAATATCAATTATATCTACTCAATCTACTGAACTTACTAATGAAAAAGCAGATTTAGAGCAATTAAAGACTGATTTAGAAGCATTATAGTGGCACTAGGAACAGCATCTAATTTGTCTTTAAGTAAACTAGGTTTAATTACTGCTAATATTAGTGCAGGCAGTGAGGTAAAGTTAGACGACCAATGTGGAGAAGGAGATGAAGAAAATACAGCTATGTGGGCAAGTTTTAAAATTGGTAGCAGCGTTGCATTAAATAATACACAAACTCCAGGAAACGGTTTTGATGGAAGAGGTCAATTTTGGATAAAAGTAAAAGGTGATGTTGGAGAATATATGGGTGGCACATCTTCTGGTGAAAAAGTAATATCAAGCTTAGATGTAAATATTAATGCTGAAGGAGCAGAATCTACACCGTATGTTTGGAATGTAGCAGAAACAAATTCAGGAACTTATTATAGTAAAATAGTAGGTAACTCTAATAATGCTATAGATTACGAAGGTGGATTTGATTGGATGAATAATACAAACGGTTATGATTGGGCTATCGTACAACAAACTACAAAAGATAAATTTAATTGGACTGCAGTTTAATTAGTATAAATATGCACAATTAGAATCATTTTGAAAAGATATGTATATATTAGTAAATTATAACCAAATGTCAAGGGCTAAATAATATGGCTACATCAAGAATGGCTAGAAGGAATCTAGCTAAAGCACAATTACAAACAAAGCAAAATGAAGCAAAAGGGAAATTTGCTCAGTTCGCTGCTAATGAAGCAGCAGGTTTAGCTGAGTTTGCAATAACAGCAACTCAAGACAATAGAGATTCTAATAAAGATTTTGAAGCGGGAAAAGCAGAGCTTGGTATAGATACTAATATGCCCGCAGATAAAGGTATGTTTAGTGGTATAAAAAACTTTATGAATAAAAATTTTACAAATGCTAATGATATGGCTACAAAAGAATTTTATTCTGAAGATAATAGAACATACACAGGAGCAGATATTTCTTTTGCAGGTAGAATGAGAAATTCTAAAGACCCTCAAGTTCAAATGATGTTAAGAAACAATATGGAAAAAGGAAGTAGTTTAAGTGAGTCATTAAATCTAGGTGAAGATTTTGAAGGTGGAATGTCTGAATTAGATATGCAATTTAAAGCAAATGAATCTATAAAAAGAAGAGGAATGAGAAATAATAAACAAAGTATAGCAAGTATGGACTCAGGAACAGGAACACTTAGTCAGCTTTCAGGAATTGAATCGTCAATGAGTACAAATACAAAAGGCTTTTTTGATAAATTAAATTTTGATTTTACAAAAGAAAATCCAATACCTCAAGGAAATATTTTTAATGAAGCTCTTAAACTTGATGAAGGACAAAGAGAAGCTATAAAAACTTTTACTGGTCCTGATGGTGCAGAATTAAAAGCAAATAGTAAAGGTCAAATATACTATTTAAATAAAAACGGAAATGCTAAAGTAGTAGTTCCTGGAAGTGATGAGTGGAAAAAAATAGGATTAGATGAGATGGAAATGACAAATGATAAAGGAATAGAATAATGTTTGAACAATTAGCATTTATAGACCCCGTAACAGCTACTTTTTTAATAACTACTGGAGCTAAAGCTGTAGGCTCTTTGTTTGGTTCTGATGCTGATGATACTAGAGCTAATATAAACGCAGCTAAAGAAGTTTCATTTGCTGAAACAAGAGATACTGCTCAAGAGTATGAAATTGGTCAAGAAAAAATAGCAGATACAACTAAAAGGCTTTTAAGTGCTGCTACTTCAGAAGGGCAAACATCTTTAATGAAGTTAGCTACACAATCTGAATCTATAAATACAGACTTTGCATCTAATGAGTTAGCAACTGCTTCTGTAGATAATACAAGAGCTAATATTTACGATTCTTACTCTAGTAGCGTTGACGATATAATGAAAGATAGTTCATCTCAAATTACACAATTAGATTTAAATACTAAAAAGAAACTTGATTCAATATCTATGGAGTTAGATGCAAATATTTCAGGTGCTGTTGCTGGACCTGATAGCTTTATTGAAAGATTTTCAGGTGTTTCTAATTATGAAGTAGGATACTAATATGGCACAACAATCATTAGGTAGCGAAGCAGCTAAAGCATTTAAAAGAAGACAAAGGCTTCAAGAATATGAAGATTATGATGATTTATCTATGCTTAAAAGAGTTATGTCTAATCAACCAAATACTGCAGTTGATTACTCTAGAGATTTAACTATACAAGATAAAGAATTAAAAAAATCTAAGTCAGGTATTGATGAAATGGTTGGACAAGTGTCTAGTTTTATTTTAGATAATAAAAAAAATGTTAGAAATGATTTAACTAATAAAGAAATTGAAGAATTAAAAACTCATATTGACCCACTAAAAAAATCATCAGAAAGATTATATAATCGTGAAGGAAATTTTGAGTTAGAAAATTATACTAATAGTCAATTTACTCAATTAATTAATACTCTTGATGGTATGGTGGAAGCTAATAAAATAGAAAATAGATTAGGAGTAATTGACCAACAAATTAAAGATTTAGGTGACCCTGTACAAACAGAGGATGGTTTGTATTCATCAAGAGGAGATGATTTTTCTTCTTTTCAAACTGGATATAAAAAAGTTTTAAACAACATAAAAGTATTATCAGATAACTATAGACAAACAGAAGGCGATAAAGTAAATGATTTATTTGCTCCATTTGAAGATGAGCTTAATAAAAAGTTTGGAGTATTTGAAGATATGGATTATTACCAATCTCCTGAAGCTCAACAAATGTTAGCTACATCTCCTAAAGCACAAGCTGCTTTTAATGAAGCATTAAGATTGTTTAACACAAAAGGTGAAGAAGATATAACTGAAATATCAAAATTATTAGATAAAATACCTACAGAGTTAGGTGTATCAGCACAAACTAATTTAAAAGACGCTAGAGATAAAAGAGATGCAGACGTAAAAATTGAAGATGAAAAATCTGATAAAGGTTTTGAATCTCGAGTTACAGCAGCTTTAAATCAATCTAGAGCAGTTTATCTATCTGATGCATCTATAAATAAAGATTTAAAAAATGCTATGCAAGGATTACCTACTATAAAAGCAAATGAATTGTTAGATAAAGACACAGCAAAACTGTATGAAAATCAATTTGCAAATAGATTAACTATAATTTTTGAAAAAGGAGTTAAAGTCGTAAATAAGTACGATGCAGATAAAGAGTTTGATATTAAAGAAGCTGTTAAAAGAAATGATTTTGAAACAATATACGATTATTTTACCGATTCAACACCTTTACCTAAAAAGTTTATAAAAGAACTTAGCGATGATGTTAGAATTAAAACGTATGGACAAGCTAGACTTCATAACATAAAAAGTGGTAATGGTCTTAAAAAAGAAAATGCAATACAAGTTATTGATGGAATGTTAAAAGCAATTGAGCTTATAAGAGGTAGATATGGTGAACCTAGTAAAGTATCATTCCCTGAACTTGAAGCAGACGCAGGTGGAGCATCTGATAGAGATGGTGATGGTATTCCTGATATGCTTGACCCTGATTTAAAATAAATATGCAACAACCAAAAAAGATTACATATAATGAATATGCTAATAGGTTAAAAGCACTTTATCCTCAAATACAGGATTTAGACGATAATGTTTTAGCTAAAAGGTATTTAAGAGCTAATCCTGACCATCGTCAACAAATAGACCCTAAATCTCTTGATGAATTGTACTCGATTGGAAGAGAAGCAAGGGGTGGTGATGCAAAATTTTCTTTATTTCAAGGTGCAGAAATGCTTTCAGGTATGCCTTCTGCAATCGTTGGAGGCATAGGTGCTGTTACAAAAAGCAAAAATATAATTGATTATAGTGAACAGCTAAGAAAAGAACAACAAGCAAAGTCAAGAGATAGAATACTTGACCCTGAAATACAGGGATACTTGTCTTGGATAGAAGATGAACCTGTATCTTTAAAGAATTTTTATCAAGGAGATATGTTCCAAAGAGGCTTAGCTCAAGCTATGCCATCTATTACAACTCTTATATTAACTGATATAGCATTAGGTGTAGCAACAGGAGGAGTTGCTCCCATACTAACAAAAGGAAGACTTGCTTACAAAGGTATAAGAGAAGCAAGCAGATTTATGAGAGCTGCTAAAAAGGCAGGAACTCCAATAGCAAAAGCAGACCGCACAGGTGCTATGAAATATGCTAGTGCTGCTGAAAAAGTTAGAAGAGCAGGTAGTATGGCTATGATGGGAGCTATGGAAGGCTCTGAGCAATATAATTCTACAATGGATTATCTTGTTGGAGAACAAGGAGTTGATGTAGAACAAGCAAATAAGATTGCAAGCATCGCAGGTCTTACCTATGGAGCTGCTGCAGGTGTGTTAGAGTATATTCCTTATGGTAGATTTAAAAATGTTGTAGGTATTGGTAAGCTTGATGGAAATATGTTTGAAAGAAAAATGGCTCAAGCTTTGCTTAAAAATGGAGCAGGTGCTAAAGGTAAAGTCATTACTAAAAATATGATACAACAATCTGCATTAGAAGCAGGAACTGAGTATTCACAATTTATGACATCATCTCTTGTAGACTATTACGTTAAAAGAGGTTATGATGAAGTTCCTGGTGAAGCTTTACAAGAATTAAAAGATGCTATAAAATCTCCCGAAGCAATAGAATCTTCTTATTCGGGTGGTGTTATGGGTTTTGCTATGGGAATAGGTGCAGGAGTTGCTTCTTCATCTACTAAAGCAAGATTAGAAGAAGTTAGACAAGAAGCTAGAGAACAAGGATTGTCTGCTGAAGAAACTGAAGAGAGAGTCGCTAAAGTAGTTAGTGAAATAAAAGAGGAATCTCCTAACTCTGCAAAAATAACTATTGGTGCTTTTACTACAAACTATTCTGATTTATCAACTGAAGAAAAAAATGTAGCAGTTGAATTATCTGATGAATATAAAAAAGACCCTAAGAAAGGTGCACAAGAAGTTGTAGAAGCTGTAAAAGATGAGCCTAAAATTATTCAAGATATGTCAGAAGAAGAACGCTTTGATTTTTACAATGCAATACAAATGCAAGACCCATCTTTTGAAGCTGATGAACTTGAACAGCTTATTGAGCCACAAACAGAGCCTGAACAAACTATAAAAAAACCTGAAACAGAGGTTAAAGATTCTCCTGTTAAAGAAGAACCTGTGGTTGATGAGCCACAAATAGATTCACCTGTTGAGGAAGATGCCTTAGATGTTAATGAAGAATTAGCAAAAACTAAGAAAAAAATTACAAAAGAAGACAAAAAAGATTTAGATAGAGTAGACATAACATATGAAGATGGTCAATTTGACGTAAAAGTTGATGATAAAAAAGTTGATATTACAAAAGAAGAATTAGAAAGTTTACAATCAGGAATAGCTTCTGTTAATCAAGGCGATAGTCAAGGATTAGATAAAATAGGTCTTGATATTGTTAATAGAGTTGATGAACCTGTTGACCAAGAAAAGCCTGTGCAAGATGTACTTCAGGATGAACCTGATGAAACAAGTGCAATAGATATAATTGCTGAGCTTAATAAAAAAGAAAACATTACTCAGCTTAGAAAAAGAGCTAAAGAAGCAGGCATAGAAAATGTAACAAAGAAGAAAAAAGCAGACTTATTGGAAGAACTAAGAGTCTTAGATGCTGTTGAAGAAAAAACTAAAGCAGAAACGCCTGAAGTATTTGAACCTCCTGAACCTGAAGTACAAAATGAAACTGTAATTGAACAACAAAAAGTAGAATCTAAAAAAGCTCTTAATAAAGAAGTTGAAAATGAAATAAAAACTGAAAATATTGCACCAAAAGTTATAAAAGAAGAAGAATCTAAAAGAGCTGTTGTAAAACAACAAGAACAGCAAGACCAAAAACAAGGTGATGAATCAGCTGATAAAATAGATACTAGTCATAAGATTTTTCAATCTAGACAAGATAAAGATACTTTTGAGTATACAGATGGTCAAAAGAAAACTTTAACTAAGATAGCTGATTTTTTAGACAAGAAAAAACAAGATTATTATGTTTTTGCAGGTTACGCAGGCACAGGTAAAACTACTATTGTAGAAAATATATCTAATTATTTAAAATCAAATAAGAAAAAAGCATTTATAGCAGCTCCTACTAACAAAGCTGTTGCTAGGCTTTCAGAAGTAGCAAAAGATAAATATGATGCTAGTTTTAGCACTCTACATCAAATATTATATGGAGAACCTGACCCTTTAACAGGAAAATGGGTTTCTAAAATAGATTTAGACCCTGATAAAGATGTATTAGTAGTTGACGAAGCTTCTATGATTGATGATAGTGTCTGGAAAGATATACAAAGAGATGTTATTAGTCAAGGCGTTAAAGTAATTTTAATAGGAGATGGTTTTCAATTACCTCCTGTTGGTTCTGACCCTAGATTAATGGAGCAGCACAGTCAAAAAGGTTCTCAATTATTAAATGTTGTTAGGCAAGCTGCTGATAGTTCTATAATTAAATTAGCAACAGCATTAAGGGTTGCTAGAGTTCCTATTGTTCCTGAGTTGTCAGAAGGAGATGTAGAAGTTTTGTCTCCAACAGAAATAAATTCTTTGTTTTTTAATGATGTAAAAGAAAATAAAGATTCTGTAATGCTTGTAGGTGCTAATAAAATGAGAAAAGCATTAAATTCTCAAGCTAGGCGTGTTAAGTTTGGATTATTTGCTGACACTCCTTTGCTAGAAGGAGACAGATTAATAGCAGTAAGCAATAGTAATGTTAGAAAAAATGGTGAATCTTTTGTAATTACAGAAAAAATGGCAAATAGTTTATCTGGTCCTATTAATGTACAAATGAAACCTAATCTAAATAATCCTGATAAAATAGATACAATCCCTATATATCATTTTGTAACTGAATCTAACGCAAATCAATTTTTAGCACCAACTCTTTATGGTGCAAGTTTTCATATTAGACAATTAACTGATGATAGTTTGTCTATGTTAGCTGATGTTTATCCTGATGCATTTCAAGAAAATGATAAAGGACAAACAATTCCACATAATAACACAAATGTAAATACTTATGGCTATGCTATAACAGGTCATAAATCACAAGGGAGTCAATGGGATAGTGTATATATAGGAACAGGTTTTTTTGGCAATAGTGAATTACAAGCTAGATGGTTATATACTGCAGTTACTAGAGCTAGTAATAAACTATTTTTATCACAAGCAATTGGTGCTAATAGAGTAAGTTGGTCAAGAATTGCAGATGCTATGAATGTAACAGGTCAAGTAAACAATGATGATGTTAATGAAAAGCTACAAGAAGTATCTAAAGGGGCTAAAATTGAAACTAATAAAGAATTAGCTGCCAAGATAGCAGCAAGACTTAAAAAACAATTTCCTTTTATTAATGCAGAAGGTGTAGAAAAAGTATATAATAGATTTGGTAGAGAAGTCGCAGGAAGAGCTATTGATGGAATGGTTGAGTGGAGTTTAACTAAAGGCACTTTAGATACAATACCTCATGAATATGCACATATATATGTAGACTTGTTAAGAGATATGCCTATTATTAAACAAGGTATACAAAGATTTAGAGAAGAAGGCGATACATTAGATAGAGCAGAAGAAAAACTTGTACAATATATAGGTGAGTATTATGCAGATAGAATACAAGTAGAGTCTTTAAAGAAAAAAGTAGGTATATGGCTTAAGCAGTTTTGGCTTTCTGTTAAAAAATCATTTGCTAATCTAAGTAAAGATGAAATTAGTTCATACCTTGCTGAAAAGTTTTATCAAGACAGTATGATGAAGCAGACTATTACAAAAACAGGTATTACTAGATACCAATATATATCTCCTAATTCAAAAGTATATCAAGAAGCGTATAAAACAATTAATAATGGTTTTAAAACTTTTAAAAATGAGTTAGTAGGTCAAGGATTTTTTAGCAAAAGAAAACTTAGAGGTCATGAAGAAAAAGATTTAATTGCTACATATATTAATAAAATGGATTACAATGCTATATTTGAACCTGTAATGCAACAATGGCTAAGCGATAAAAAGTTTACAGAAGATACTGCTAGCTTAATACAATCAATTACAGATGATGCTAAAGATTTTTATGATGATTTTGCAGAAGAACTTAATAAATCTATATCAAGCATTTCTAGAACAGATGAAAATTTAAAAGAGTTAAACAAGTCTAATGCAAGAGTTCTTAAAGGATTAGGTGTTTTTTCTGAAAAAGATATACAAAGAATATTTGCTATAGCTTCAGGTCTAATAGACCTTCAAGGATTTAAAGAGTCTATGGCTGAAGGTTATATGAAAAAGAAGTTTGAAGACTTAACTAAAAAAGAAGATAAGCTGTTAACAAGATATTATGATAGTGCTCAGTCTAGTAAAAGAGTTAATCAAAAAGATAAAAGATTTAATCAACAAGTAAATCTTACAGTTTTACAAAAATTTGAAACAGATTTAGATGGCAAAACTTCATTTGTGGGCTTTGAGATTAGTGAAAAGACAGATGTTAATTCGATTGGTAAGAAAAACCCAAGCACGGAAAGACAACTTATTGCAGAGGCTCAAGGAGTTGATTTATCTGATTTAGTCGTATTAAAAGGTACTGACATTGAAATGATGATAAATAATATAGGAGAAAATAAATCTGAGTATAAAAATAGATATAACCCTTTAACTGTTGAAGAGCTAAAAATTTTACAAAGAGATTTATTAAAGCAAGATTATGTATTATTTTTAAACAGAGGAGAAAAAGAAAAGTTTTTCTTTACTAAAATACAACCTCAAGATAAGGTACAAGCAAAAAATGCAAGAGCTTATTGGGAGTCTAAACAAGAATTAGAACCTGATATTTATACAAATAAAGTAATTGAAAACTTTTTAGGAGAAAAAAGATTTCCTGATGCATCAAAAGAAGCATTACAGCGATGGCAAGCGGGTGAAATAGCTAGAGACAGAATGACTGAAAAAGTATTTCCTAGTTATTTAACCTATGATGGAGCAACAATATTTAAAAGAGCTAAAATACCTTTGACTCCTGCTGTTCACTCTAATGAAATGCCATCTGCTACTGCTAAAATATTTAATAAAGATAAAGCTAGTTTTGTACAAGGAGATAAAGTTGTAAATGCAATTGTAACAAGAGGTGGTAAGAAAACTTATATACTAGATGGTTCTAGTTTAGGTTCTTTAGAATTATTTAAAAACTTTAGAAAATACTTTGGAATGAAAGATGATTCTTTTAAAGCCAAAACAGTTATACACGCAGTAAAAGAAGATGGTAGCTTTATGTTTGTAAAGCACCAACATTTTTTACCATTACAACCTGTTTCTATTTATGAAGATTATGGTACAGATAAAGAAAGATTAATAGCAACTATTGATGAAAATGGTATTATTACTGATAATAAAAATGTTCCTATTGATATTTTAATGACAGAAGATGAAGCAAAAATTGTAACAGGACAATTTAAAGAATCTATGGAAAGAGGGATTGAGTTTACTATTCCTGGAAGTTCTTTTGGTATGATTAAAATGCCTGATAAAAGAAATGATAGTGCACGCTCTTCTCAACAGCTATTTAATTATATACATGATGAAGGTGTATTAAAAGCTTGGAAAGAAGAAATGCTTCCTATTCTTAATAGAAGATTAAGTAAGTATGTATTTGCAATTACAAGGTTTGATAAACAAGGCAGTCCACAGAAAAAGATTGCAGACTTTTTTAAAGTATTATATAACAACGACAATAACTTGCCTGATTATACATTTAAAATGTTTCAGCTAGGATTAGGTTTGCACAAATTTGGTCGTAATTTATTAGAAAAATTAATACAAAGTCAGTATGTAGAAGATGCTATGCAATTTGGTCAAATGGAAGGATTGAGAGGAGATACTTTTGTTGATTACACAAAAACTTTAGGTTATAAAGAGGTGTCTATTTCTAAAAATGATGCTTCATCTGTAATAGCTGCTTATAAAAAAGCTGAAAATATAACAGGTACATATAAACCAACAATTGAAGAAGTTAATGAATGGCTTAAAACTGCTGATTATCAAATGCTTATAACTCGTTCTCCTGTGCCTCATATTAATGGTGGTGCTATGGTAAAAGTTCATAGTTTGCATAATCAAACAGGAGTAGTTATTGTTAATGAAGAATTATTGTTTGTTGATTTAGAAGGTGATAGTGATGGTGATTCTGTTACATTAGAAAAACTGCCACCAAAACTAGAAAAAGAAATGATAAGAATGTATAAAGAGATTGGTGATGCAAAACCTATTGATTTAAATAAATATGTAAATAAATCTAAAAAATATGATTTATCTAATAAAAATGATTTATTTGAATTAACATACGCAATTACATCAGGACAAAATGCTGTTGCAGAAATAGCAAATATTCAGATGGTTTATGGCATACTGCAAGAAACACTAGACTCAGTTACTGTATCAGGAAAAAATGAACAATACGGTTTACAATTAAAACAAGGCAATAATAAAATTACTGACCCTTTTAGTAATATATCTGATACTGTAGACAATATATTAAGAATATATTTACAAGCCTCTGTTGACAATGTAGAGTTTTTATTATTAAGACAATGGAATTACAGTAAAAACAATTTATTAAGTTTACTATTTGAAAGAACAGATGGTAATCCACTAACTGATGTAGATATTCAAATAATAAATAAACTTTATACTAAACATAAGACTGTATCTGAAATAAAATATGGTAGAGATTACGATGAAGGTTCTTATAGTTTAAAAAAGACAATAGAAAAATCTCGTGGATATTCTAAATTTACAGAAGCTAAAGAAACTAATATGTATTGGGAATTATCTGCTAGCCCTCTTTTTTCAGGCATGAATGTTGTTCCTAATTTTAAAACAAATGAAGATGGTTCTAATACAACAAGCATACACGAAGATATTGCAATATCTCTTGGTAAAAAATATGAAGATGTTTATATAAAACCATATCATGATGGAAGTCCTGTTTCTTTGCATGAAAATATTTATTATAATGCACATATAAAAGCTCTTAATAAATTGCAAGATGCTATTGTAGAAATGGAAGCTAGTAAAGAAGGAAAGAGAGGCGTTGATTATGCATCTGCATTAAGTTATAGAATATCAACATTGTTTGCTAATGGTAGTAGAGAAATTGATGGTTGGAATACAGATGATGATATGAATAAAATTATTAATGATTTTGCAGGAAGATTCCATGATTTAAATCTAACTGAAAGAAGAGCTGCTACACTAGCATACTTTAATCAAGGAATGAGAATGGCAGATAGTGGAAGAATTAGTTTAATTGCAGAATCAGGAACTATACCACCTGTTGGTGATAGTCCTAAAGATTTAAGTTTATTAGACGCAGATACTTTTAAAGAATATATTAATTTTTATAATAGTGCTGTAAAAGAATTAATTGATTCAGAAATAGATTATACTTTAGATGAAAATAAATTAAGTAGAGCAAAAGATAGTACAATAATGTCAGGAACACCCAATCCTAACTCTTCTATTAATGATATAAAGAGGAATTGTTAAATGAAATCTTGTGATGTAAAAAAATCAACTGTAGAGAGTTTAAAAAATAATGACAATCTACAGGATGAACTATTTTTTAGAGATGTTGAATTGTCTAGAGAAGATAGAGAAATGCTTACAGGCATAAAGGGATATTTTCTTGATAAACTTACAGGTAGAAAAGTTATAAGCGATAAAACTTTACAAAGAAAAATAAATCAAGATTATAAAGGTAAAGAAGCTGAAAGAAATTATTTATTAACAAATTTAACAGCTATTTTAGATGCTAATCCTGGAATAAGAAAGATGATACAAGAGGAAGCAGCTCTTGCTATGCTAAAAACTGAAAGAAAAACTGCTATTGCTAGAGGCGTTGAAAGTAGAAAAGCTGAAGTATCTAAATTACCTAAATTAAAAGATTCTTATAATGCAAAAGAAACTAAAATAATTAAAAATTTTGCAGATAAAAATAAAATACAATATAAACCATACGAACCTGCTAAATTAATTTTACAAAAAATACAATTACAATATGCAGGTGTAAATTATTCTGACTTGTCTATTGGTTCTTTAAGATTATTATTAGGTAAAGCACAAGATATTGTCGAAAATGGTAATGGAAATAAATTAGGTAGAGGAGTTATTGGTAAGCTAAGAGTAGAATTAAAAACTGCTAGAGGTTTAGGTAAATATGATTACACAGGTGCAATTGCTAACATGGCAGAAGGTGTTATTAACTATACACAAAATATTACTAGACATATTAATAGATTTACAGAAAAAAATGCATTTGCAGATACATCTTTTGATAAATTATCAAAAAAACGTACTTATGGTATAGATAAAATATATGAAAATGTGCAATCTCTTGGCGATAGAGTTTTAGATTTAGAGTTAAGAGAGGCATTAGATTTTAACGATGAATATGTTATAGACTTTTTTCAGAGAATACTTGCAGGTTGGGTTAAATGGGATGGAGCTCAATATAAAATAGCTAGTACTTATGATGTATCTCTTGATGATGATGGTAATGTTAGAAGATATGAATCTACAGGTGACCCTATTTATGAATATCAAAATTTTGTAACATTTGATGAATATGTCAAAATAAGGTCTAGTGTTAAAAACCTACCTAGAAACGAGCAAAAGAAAACAGAAAGATACCATAGGTCTTTTGGTGTTGATAATAATTATGTAAAAATGGTAAAACAGTTAACTAATCAAAACAAACAGTTAACAAAATATGAAGAACAAGCTAGAGGTATACACTCAGAAGTATTTAAATATGCTTCTAAAATGTTTGAACAAGCTCACAATCAATTAATGATTGAATTAAAACAATATTTTCCAAATCTTAATAATGAACAAATAGAAGCTTTATTAAAATCTGCTGATGCAACACAAGAAGATGCATTTAAACTTTTAACAGAAAAAGAGCAAGATGACTTAACTTATATTATAGATGCATTTGGTAGTTATTCTTTACTTGACCCTTATATATTTGGTTCACAAGAATTTGCTGAAAGAAAAGGTACGTTCCCTATTTTATACGAGCAAGATTATTTTAAAACTGTAATGTGGGAAGAAGCTTTAAACGAAGCTAAAGAAAATATGAAAAAAGCAGCTAACGAATTAGTTGCTTCTAGAAATTTATATATGTCAGATAAAAGTAATTTGGAATATAAAAATGTGTATAATAAAAGTATGGATACATACAAAAGTCTTAGTGCTGAAGTAGCAAGAATGGAGCTTATAAGAAACAGACTAGATGGTTACCCAACAGATGTTTATGGAAATACAATGCCAATAGCTAGAGATGTATCTGTATTAAAAACAATTACAAACTCTTTTGATGTTAGAAATCAAAGAGCTGACAAACTTGTTTATGGTGAATATTTAAATAGATTATTTAGTGGGTTAGAAAGAAATAGACTTTCTATTAGATTATTAAAGTCTTTACGAGATGCAGAAAGTATTGCTGCTAAAGATTCTATTGTATCTCAATACAAGGGTATTAATAACGACCCAAGTGCTCGTTCAAGCTTTATGGGTATACCAACTGATTTAGAAACTGTCCAAACATTTTTAAATAAAATACCATTAGTAGGAGTAACAACTGAAATTTTATCAGGCAGAATAAGAGCATTTAATAGTTGGATTACAGGTATGCATTTAAGAGGTACATCTTCAGCTGTTTTAAACTCTACTGCTATACAAGAGGGGTTTTTTCATCTTGGTATAAGAAATATGACAAAAGCTCTTGCTGTTATGAGAAAACAAAAAGATGCAGTACAAAACTTAGTTAAGATTTCAGGCATTGTAGACTTTAGTGATTTTATACAGCGAGGTCTTGTTCAAAAAGCTGTTGATATGGATTTAACAATTAATCAAGCTAATGAAATTACAACTGCTGTTATGCTTTATTGGAAAGATGTTAATAGTGGTAAAAATAAAAATAAATCATTAAGAAAACTTAGAGAAAAATTAATAGTTAGTATTGAAAATGTACCTAGTGAAGAGCGTACAAAAAGAAGAATTTCTCAAAGAAAAAGTGATAAACGAAGAAGAATGGTAAATGTTTTTGCAAACTGGGCTATTGAAAAACAATTTGATGTAAAGAAAACTATAAAGAATGTTCCTTATAGAGCTTTTGGTTCTGTAATATCAAATTGGGGTGAATTTTTACAAAGACATAAACTTACGATGGGTGAGACAGAAAAAACATTAAGAACTTGGCAATTTGTTGCAGCTATAAATTCAGCTATGGAATCTAAATTAATACCAAATGTTCCTTTAGATGAATTAAAAGGTGAAAATCTAGAAGCTGCTATTAACATAGGAAGACTATATGTTCAAATATCTGCTTTTAGTGTAGGTAGAGAAAATATAGGTGAGATTAGCAGAGGAGAAGTAGGTGGATTTTTAACAAAATTTAAATATTATGCTATACAAAAATTTGGTGCAGACGTTGACAAGTTTAAAGATGCTTATTATGAAATGCAAGATTATGCAGATAAGGGTAGGTTTAAAACAATTTCTTCTTTATTAAAAGAACTGTTTAATTTAAGAGGTGCACCACAAAAAGTATTAAGAACAACTAGACCATCTGTCGCTTCTTTAAGAAATTTTATTGCGATACAAGGTGTGTTAACTCCATTTGTAGACCTTTTTATATTTGGACCTTTTGCTGTAGCTAGACATTTACCTGGAGTTAAAAAAGCAGTATATATGACTCCTGGAATGAAAACAATAGGTGGTATGACATCTGATTTAATATCACTTTCTATGATTATACCAAATATATTAATAGCTATGAGTTTAGGAGATTGGGGAGAAGATGAAGAGGATGTTAAAGATACATTTGAATACTATATGCGTAGAACACCAGCAGGTTATGGCTGGACTTTAACATATGATACATTTATGGCATTAATGTCTTTACTAAGTGACGCAGATTCAGAGGAAAAAGCGAAGGATATTAAAAACGCTCTTTCCCCTGTTCTTCCACGTGAAATTACAAGAACTCCATTTGTTAGTGAATTTATCGATGAAAAATTAGAAGAGATTATAGAATAACCAAACTAGTGCATACATAATTACTGTTATAATTAATATAAATGGCAGTATAATTGATGCAAATGATAAAAACTCTTTAATTTCCTTCATATTCATATCCATAAACTGCTATTAATATTGCGTCTGCTGTGCTTAGTGTTGCTTTTATATTTGTTTTATCTGTAGCTAGTTTTTTAAGAATATTTTTTCTTTCTTTTTTGTCTTTAGGTAGTTTTCCAAAATGTTTTTGCCATTTTTGTGGAGTAACAAATTCTAGTTCTAAATTGTTTGCAGCTATAATTCCTTGCCATATACCATAATTCATACCAAACTTAAATGCACTGCTTCTACCATCAGTAGGGAATGCATGTACGCTTTCTATAAAAACTTTAGGTTTAATAAGAAATTTCTTAAATATTTTAACTAAATTGTCCATTTCTTTAATATTTTCAGGGCATTTGTGAGCAGTCCAAATTAATTCTTCATCGTTGATTTGTATGACCCTAGCAATTCCTCCGCTTTTACCAGGGTCAATACCTATAACATGATTTGTTCCTTTAAAAACTGTCATACGTTATTCACTTGTTGTTCACCATCTACAAGACTTTTTCTAATTTCTTCTAAATCTAATTTAAGAACATAATAAGGTTTTAGAAAATCCTCATCTATTGGCAAATCAGTATTAAGAATCAATTTTAATGAATTAAGAATTACTTCTATTTCTTCTCTTGTAAATTTAACTGTTGCTGTTGAAGTTGTATCCATTAAAACATCCCCTTTCCTATTGCTCTTTCTTTGCTTATTTTAGAAATATGTTTTGCTTGTAAAGATTTAGCATGATTTCTAGCTTCATCTCCATTATTGTAGAATTTACACTTACTGCCATTAAAACCCATAACATATGTTCCGACTTTACCATAACGAGCTTTATCGCAAATAACTTCAATTTCATTTTTATCATATTTTTCATCATCAAAATTATATCCATAAAATACAAATAAAGCTGTTTCAGCAGTTTGCTCGATAGCACCACTTTCTGAAAAGTCTGACATTTTAGGTCTAGGTTCTAATCGTTTCTCAATCTCACGATTAAGCTGTGATACTAGTATTGCACTACAATCTTGTTTCTTGCAAACCCATTTGTATTCTGTAAGTATGTCTTCAATCTCAAAACGTCTGTCTTTGTTTGTTTTATTCTTAACTTTAACAAGCTGTATATAATCGTCAATAACTACGTCAGGTTTTTCTCTTTCAATTTCTCTAATTGCATCACCAAGAGTTCTAATGTCATCATACATAATTAAATTACCTAACATCTTTTTAACTTCATCAGCAATTATTTCAATGTTTTCCATTCTACCTTCATCCATATCGCCAACACGCAAGTCTTGATACGATAATCCATCGCTACTCATAACAAAGAACTTCTTCATCATCTCGCTGTTACTCATCTCACGATTAAACAGCATAACTTTGTAACCCTGCTTTAATAAACTCAAGGTTAAGTTCGTTGTTAAAGTGGTCTTACCATGACCTGGCCTACCACCAATGACCGTAATTTCTTTTCTAGTCATACCACCTGCAATATTGTCAAGTGGTTTATAGCCAAATGGTATAATGTTGCTACCTGTTTTTAATGTATCTACAGTATCGTTAACAATTTCATTAATATCTCTCTTTTTACTTGGAGCTATTTCTTGCAATTCATTAATCAACCTAGAATGTTCATATAGTAATTCTTCTGCTTTGTCTTCTTGATTATCTAAACCTTCGCTGTATAATTTATGAGCTGATTTAATTGTTTCACGCTTAATATATTTTTCCCATATTATTCTAGCATAACTTTCTACGTTTGAAATTGATGGTATTTTTTCTGATAAACCTGTAATATAGTATATTGATAAGTTTGTATCATTGTTAATTAAGTTTTTATCTTTTAAATGCTGTGATAATGTTATTGTATCAATACTTTCTCCATCTCTATGCATAATTGTAAATGCATTCCAAATAGCTTTTAAATCGCCATTATAAAAAGCATCACTATCTCTTATCCAACCATTACATTTAGAATAAACATCATTACCTTTAAGTAATATTGAGCCAATTACAGCTTCTTCTGCTTCTAATGAATGTGGAAAAGTGTTTACTGCCATACATCCTCCTTTAAAATATGTATCTTATTTTGTTCCACGGAACAATTTGTTTATGATAATGTTTAAAATCATCAATTAATCGGTATTTTAGTTCTCTTTGATATCTAATATTCATACCACCATAATTTGATGTTTTAACTTCTTGTATTGATGGTCTCCATAGTAATTTTTCTGCTTCTGTGTGATTCTCTAAATTATATTTGTGTTTATTTTTATTATGAGTAAGAAATATTACTTCTGATAATACATTTTCTTGGTCATCAACAATAGCATCTACTAAATTAAATAAATCTATGTAATCTTGAATCCAATTGTCATAGTATACAACAGGAGAGTAGTTAATATGTACATCATACCCTGCTTTTTTAAACTTATTGATTGCTTTTATTCTGTCTTTAATATCAGGTGTGTTTGGTTCTAATATTGATGCAATTTGTTGTGGCATTAAGCTAAATCTAATTCTAACTTTTTCTTGTGGATTAAATTCTAGAAATTCTTCAGGTATAACTTTAGTTGCAAATGTAGCTTTTGCTTTTGGATGCTCTACAAAAAACTCAAATATTTTTTGCCAATCATAAAACTTACTATGAAAAGCAAAATCTTCATTACAAGCAATATCATAAGTTATGTATTTAGGGTCTGTTTGATTTGGTTTATCTATAACAGCAAACATAACATGAGCATTTATCTCGTCAAGTATTTGATTAATATTTGTAGAATAATCTAATCCTTTAGGTTTGTGTCTTTTCATATAACAATATGCACATTCAAGTAAACAACCATAGCCAAAACTAGGTGATATAAAATCACTACTTCTACCTGATGGTCTAATTTTAAATGTTTTTCTTGTTACAGGTTTTACTAAGCTCATAATAAACTTACCTGTTGGTTATTTGGTTCATAATTAGTTATTACAATTTCGTTTTTATAATCTTCTCCTGTGCGTTGACCTGCATATTTAACAGGAATTTTGTTTATAATAAAATCTTTGTACAGTTCCATAACTATTTCTCTGTCATCATAACTTACCATAAACTTTGCTCCTGATTTATCTATATCTTTAACTAATTCAGCTAATTCTATGTGGTCTTGTTCATTAAAATCAAAAAAGTAATAATCTTTTCTTTCTCCTGCTCTTACATATGGAGGGTCATAGTACCAAAAGTCGCCTTCTTTAGAAGGGTATCTTGTGTGTAACTCTCTAAAATCAAAGTTTTCTATAACCGTTCTTAATAATTTTGTTCTACCATAATGTAAAAAATCTAAAGCACCTGTGTCCCAATCATTTTCTTTACTCATTGGATTATTATAATTATTATTAAATGCATTCATTATACAATAATAATACTTAACAGCTCTTTTATAGTCAGGTATATCTGTGTGATGTTTATGCTGTAATTCTAATTTAAAGTTTGTAAATAAATGTCTAGACTTAGGAATCATTCTACAGTAGTCTATAAAACTATCATAGTCTTCACATATTACATGATACAGATTTGCTATATCGTTATCAAAATCATTTACAATGCTTAATTTAGAATTTACTTTACGCATATACATGGACAGACCTCCTGCAAATACCTCAATATATCTTTCGTGTTTTGGAAGCATAGGTATTAAAACTTTACTCAACTGATACTTTCCTCCATAGTAAGGTATTATAACAGGACAATCTGCCCATTTAAAAGAACTCATTTATGCTGTTGCCCATCTATATACTGATGGGTATATCTTAGATTCTAATTGATGAGTAGTGTTATATTTTCTGCTCATTCTATGAGTTAATATATAAGTTGCTACGTTATATAAATCCCAATATGTTTTTGGCTTGTTAGCAATTAAGTATTGCGTTAGAAACTCAGACATTGTGGAAGGGAATAGTTCTATAAGTTTAAGTAAATGTTTTTCTCTTAATTTTGTAGTTTTTAGTAACGGAAGCTTTTCGCCTTCAGCTTTCGTTTTATTGATTACATTTACGATGACCTCTTCAAGATTATCTAGTCTTGCATTTCCGACATTATGTTTAAAGTTATGTTTATCAATTGTAGTTCCGATAATCATACCATTACTACAAACTAATCGAAAAGCACCTGACAATATATGTACTTGTAAGCTACCATCATAGCTATTTTTAATTATTATTTCAGGATTCATTGTATCGCCTTTGTCAATTTTAATTAATTGCTTTTCCATATTCCATTTGTATACAGTTTTCTGACCATCACCTAATGACACAGCTTCACGAAGTGTAGCACCATGCTGTTTTAATGTTGGCTCAGCTGCTTTTACTAATTCTTTATTTGTTACCAATCTATAATCATTTGTCATGCAACTAAGTACTTGACCTGTGTCTTCTCTCATTATGAATTTATACCCACTCTCTTTACCATCTCTTAAATATATTGGGTCTTCCTTTACAGGAAATAATGTGCTGTCTATTAATGACATATTTAATCCTCCTCTAGTTTTACAATAGATGGTGGTTTACCAATCATCTTTCGCTCAAACTCTTTCATTTTAGATTTGTTAGTGTTATGATTTAATATTATCTGTGTAAGATATTTAAATCCTTTGCCTTTGTAAAAAGAGTTACTACTGTTATATATGTTTAAACCATACTTTACTTCAGCGTCACTAATCTGTGATATGCTTTGGTAAAAGTAAAACTCTTTTGTAATATTATTTTCGCTTGGTATGTTTGTTGCTATCTTGTTAACAACTTCTCGAAGTATTTTTCTTGTAGATTTTGTACGCTCTCTACGTAGCTTTGCTATTTCTCTTGAGGGATTGTATTTTGTTTGCTTACTGTATCCACAACATGGACACTTATAATTCAGTACTGTCACTTTCTTCTATATGTGTAAATAATGGTTTTTTCTTATCTTGTTTTAATTCATCAGCTGCTTTAATAAATTCACTTGCACCTATTCTAGCTGCACCTTTACTCATTTTAGTTGATAATAAATCGTATAACTTTTCTTCATTATCTTCCATAGCTAATGTATACAATTCTTTCATTTTACCCATTTAATTTCCTTTCTTTCTTTCGCTTTAATCTAGCGACTTGTTTAGAAGTTCTACCTTCTCTATTAAGTTTAATGTTTAATAATCTTTTAGCTCTTTTTTTCTGTTTTGCTTCTTTTTTTGGCACTCAGTTCTCCTGTTATTTCTTTAGCTAAAGATGTACCTTGCCATCTCCACCAACCATTACCACTTTTAGCAAACAGCTCAGCTCTATCTTTTAAATATTTTTTACTATCATTATCCCTATAAGGGTATTTTAATTTATTCTTCACTTTTCTCCTAAAGAAAGAGAAGGCACAAGTTACATACCATGTTTTCTTATGCCTTTTCTTCAAAGTTAGTTATTTAAACGCCAACCTAAATCACTTTTTCTTTGACAGCCTCTTTCTTTTTAGAGCTATATTTAGCCCTATCTATTAAAATTTTATTTTCAATAAAAGCTTGAGTACAAGATTTACAAATGTATCCTGTATTTTTAATAGGCTTATCACAATCAAAACAGTAATTAAGGTTTGTACTCATTATTTCTATCTATTAATTTTTGTATTGTAGCAGGTGTTTTTAAACTAGTTTCATCATTAAAATCTGTATTATAATTGTAAGTATACATATCTTTTAACATTTTATGTGCTTTAATAATTCTATCATCAAATGGTTCTTCACCGTTTTCTAAATTCGTTTTAAATCTTTTACCATTTTTTTCCATTCTCTATCCAATTCTCTACTATTGTTACTATGCCTACAACACTAAAGAATATTACTGCTAATGATAATGCTATCCAAATTAAAGAACCTGTTAATGAAATAATAAAATCCATACTATAACTCCTTTACTTCTGTTTCACTAGCTATTATTTTTTTACCTAAATAATAATCAGATTTTTCTCTTGATTGAGTTTCTGTTATTATTACTCTTGCATTTACATTACAATCTAATAAAATACCTTTTGTTCCGCTAGCTGTTTTAAATAAACTACCTATAGGTAAATCTTTTAAAAATTTATAACCTTTAGCAGGTTTATTTTTCCATCCATTTTTTAATGCTCTTTTAGCTAATGTTGATGCTTTCATAATTACTCCAAAGTTAATGAGGCTAGAGCCATAGCATAGATAACTCCGCTTACCTATTGGCAATACCTAGCCTCATAATTTAATAAGATTAGAACTGTATTATAATCAAATAACCTGTGATTTCTATTCAGCTATTTGACACTGCTAGATTTACCTAATCTTATTTCTTTTAATAGGAATCATTCCTATTTAAAATGGTAAATCCTCACCAACTTCATCTGCATCTAATTTTTTACCATCAACCCATGTTGTAGCAGAAAATGCTTTCCACGATGAGCGTTGTTCTCCATCTTTTTCATAGTATTCTTTATCTAACTTTATAAAAGCAGGTAAACCAATAATATCTTCTTCTTCAACTTCTGCTAATTGTGTTTTACCATTATCTGCTTTAGGAAATTTTACTCCTAAGTTTTCAAAGAATTGAACATAGTTTCTGTTACGCCACCCTTCACCTTCAGCAGGTTTTTCAGTTAGCCATATGCCAACAGATTTAAACCTTTTACCTTTCATGTAAGATGCTGATATTTTTTCTTCTTTACCATCTACCATAACAGGAACTAATTCGTCATCTACGTACTGATGTTTTACTAATTCCATTTTATCAACTTCATCAGCTATTTGAAACTCAATATTAAATACTTTTTGTGTACCTAATTTTGTTGAGACTTCTCTTCCTTCAAATCCACAAACGTTAGCAGGATAAGTTCCTGGAACTATTGGGATTATTCCATCTGCTGATGAATCGAAATATGTATTTTCCATTGTAATCATTTTTCACCTATTTCTTATTTGTTTTTTGTATTGTTGTAAAATCGTTAATTAATGTTTGAATTTTACTTCTTAAGTCTTGCATTTTTTTACTATACTTATGACCATGTAGTCCTTGAAAGTAAAATTGCGGAGTAACAAAACCACCTTCTGCAGTTTTCATTACTCTTTTTTCGTTTCTTGTTCTTGTTGAAACAAGACCTTTATCTTGCATTTCTTTTAATGCAGCTGTACTAAGTACACCTTCTTTATGCAAAGATTCAGCCTCTGCTATTGTTAATTTAGCCATTTTGATTTTCCTTTATATTAAAATCTTCAGGTTTAGGATATTGTCCTTCTTCTTCTACACTAAATGAATAGTAGCTAGGATTTATGTGAACTTGAGAATGATTTTCTGTCTCAAAACACATAATGTTTTTTCCTGCAAAGTATTTAGTGCCTTTGTACGTTACTCTATTGAATATCTTACCATCGTTAGTGCCAACAGAATATTCAGTATTTATTTTTAAGACTTCATCGTCTAATGATATGAATTTATTTTGCATTTTCTTTTGCTAACCTCTCTAGTTTGGATTTACTTGCTTTATAATTAAGATTATTTATAACACCATCAATCATTTTATCATTTATCTCATCATAAATATCTGCTTTATCAGCTAGTTCTCTTAATGTATCTATTTGCTTATCGCTAAGTTCAGGGTCTTCAGAACGATATACATCTGCAGCTATATTCATATAAACATTTAATGCTTTTTTCATACAATCTGTATTAGCAGATTTAATATCATTACCAATTTCTACAAAATCTGTTGTACCTTTTTTAACTTGTATTCTATGAGCTGCTACCATGTCACCTTCTCGCCATATTCCATTATCAAACCATTTAAGTCTGCCATGAACTACATAAGCTGCTGTGCCTAATGCTTCTGAGTTTATAATAGTCCAAGACCAACCTGGATACTGTTCATTTGCTATCTTTTTCATATAAGATAACTCAACATAATCAAAACCCATTTTTTGCTTTACTAAACCTTTTGGTGTTTTTATTTTACCAACTTTACTTTGATGTTTAGTTATTTCTTTTAAAGAGTTTGTAATTACGTCTAATCCCATATCAGCTATTGCTAATTCATTATCCATTATTTTTCCTTTTTTTCTAATTTTTCTAACAATCTTTGTAAGTATACACACATATCCATAGATTCTTCTAAAGCTTCTGTGACCCATTGTTTAGTTGACTTTTCAACTTCATGTATTTTGTCACCATGCTTTTTATTAGAAACTATAGCTCTGTTTGAAAACTTTACCATAAGATTGTTTACTGTTTTATCTTCTGTTTGATGAAATACAAATTCAGAAGCTTGCTTCATAGTTATTTTTGACATATTATATTCCTGCGCAATGTATATCTCTAAAGCCACAGTAACGACATTCCCAATTCATCATAGGAACACCATAGCTTCCTGGAACTAATTCTTCTCCATTTTCAGAAGTTACTCCTTCAAGTGTTTCATTAACTTCTTCCCAATATTCTATAGCATTACCAATCCACTCGTTAGAAATAGGTTCTTCTCTTAACTGACTATTATCTTTATTGTACCACAACAATGACATAGTTACATCAGCAGTTTGTAGCTGTTCACCTATTCCAAATGCATATGTTCCAACCTGTAGATTGTAATTTACACTGCCATTTCTTTCACGATTACGACCAAATTTCATTTTCCATTTATATGCTGCAGATGTTTTTATATCATACACATGAACATTATCTTTTTCTTCATTATGTAATGCAATATCTAAATGTCCAACAACATTTAACTCAGGAATTAAAATTTTTTGTTCAATGAAAAGTTTTTCTTTAAGTGTTTCTTTATTTAACTTAAAGTAATCTGTTAAGCTTTGTTGTATGTCTTCATGGACAATAGTGCCAAGACGTAATAAACGCATAACTCTATTATCTAGAGGTGGTTCATCAAGATTTTGTCTTTTTAAATGTTGCTTACGAAAACAAGTACCTGCAGATGATGCACTAAACATACCTTTATGCTGTTTGTACTTTTTTCTATTTTCGTCATTTTGGAATCTCAACCAATCGCCGTAAACTTCATCAACAATGTTACTGAGTTTTTTCATATTTCCTCCACGAAATAAGTCTCTAAATATAACAATATCTACATTTAGAGTCAAGTTGTTTCTTCAAATACGTAATTATTCTTAGGTGAAAACCTTTTACGCCATTTATCTGCTTCTTCTATTCTACCTTTATATACACCTTCTTCACGTAATTCTTTATGCTTTGCTTGTAATTTACGTCTTACTCTTGTAGCTGTTTCCCAATTAGTTAAATTGCCATTTTTTAGTTGTAATAATAAATCAACAGCAGTCATTTCAGATATAAGCTTACCTTGTGCTATTAAATCATCATACCATATTCTAGCCATAAGAGATGTATCAGAAATACGATATTTCATATCTTCAGATAATAGTTTTTTTATTTTTTGTTGCATTAATTTTGCCATACTTATTCCTTTAGATTGTTTAATTATTGGCTGTCTAAACCTTGCTTAACTGCTATATTACGCACAGTATTAACGGATGAAGGTTTGGCCGTGAACATGACAGCCAATAAAAATACTAGGGTCAAGCGGTTTTGTTTTATTATATAATTAACAATTAAATAAATCGTTTCTGCTCAACCCTATTTTATTAACAAATTTCAAATCCACCACTTTGCTCACAAAACTTAGCAAAATTCTCAATGTTTTCTTTAGAGAATGGATAAGAATCATTCCAATCTTTAGTATTATATATTCTAGTCCATTTTGCATACATCTTTTCAGGATAATCTCTTGGTACTAAATCATCTTTACCTGTTAACTCTTTAACATCAAGTTTAATCTGTTCAAGCTTTGCTTCAATTTTAGCATTATGCTTTATAGCTTTAAGCTTTCTTTTTTCAGCTTCTTTTTGTAATTCATCAACAAGACCACTTTTAAGATGTTTATTCAATCGTTTTGCTATCCTATTAGCTTTAGTTTTAGATATTTTATGTCCACCATTTGAATGACCACCATCCATATCTTTATCTGTTAAGAAATCATCACAAGCATTACAAACAAAATCCCATAGAGGTCGCCAAAACCATACATTGTTTCTAAAGTATTGACCTGGATTATCTTCATAATGTTGGTCTTTTAACTCAAAATATCTGTCTTTAGTAGCTTGAGGTATATCTTTAGACCAATCAATCCAACCTTGACCATCACCATATTTCATCATTATGTCATCATACTCTTGAGAATTATAAGTATTTACTTTTGGATTCATTCCATAAATATCAAAACCCATATTTACTCCTTATTTACGATGAAGAGTACCATAGATATTGCTACCTTTTTGTGGCACTCTTTCATCAAATTTAATACGACAGTTATCCATAACAATTACTAACCTACCTTTTTCATTATAGGCATCAACAACTTTGTCAGGATATTTAGCTTTGATTTCTTTAAATGAAATCTCGTGTAACCTTTCAATAGTTACTTTTTCATTCTTCATTTTCTTCATTATCGCTCCAAGCATTATCTAATTTTTCATAATCTTGCATAATAGTTACCCACTCATCTTTAGTTAGTGAAGTCATTTCTCTAGCTTTTGGGTCAAACATATTAAACATACCACTTTTTTGAACAGTTTTATATTCATCAAATTTAGATTTAGTTATATCAATTGACATACTTTTTCTCCTTAAGGTTTTCATTTTAGGAATTTGATTTACATTCCCTTGAATTAGTTTACGATTACGTTCATATTTTTTACGCTTCATCTGAATCGCTCTCAATCTCTACGCCACAATCAGCACATACTTTATAAAAATACATATCTGAATCTAATAAGGTATTACGAATACGATTAAATGTAACATTATCATGTTTACATAACAGCTTATTAATTTCAGATATACTAGGGTAAGCATCTAATTGCATATCATATATATCAGGCATTAAAAGTTCCCTTCTGCTACTTGTAGCGTTGTTAGTCCAAGTGCATTACGCCACATATCAACAACTTGTCGTCTGTCATCTAGCACAAAATTAACATTCCAATTAGGTTTAATTTGATTTAAGTATATTTCATGCTTTACTATTGAATCTTTACGATAATCATTAGTCTGACGCATAAATAAATCAAAGTCGTGATTATCTAGCTTACCATTAAAACATTTATCTAAAAATGTCATTGTTGGTTCTCTAAACTTTTCTTCACGACCTGAACAAAATATAATATGGTGAGAATCCCACATTAAATCTATTAAAGTTTTAATAGGCGTATTTATTACATCTCTATCACAGGTACTAGCATCGTACCAAGTTCTATCGTTATGCTTTAACGCCAACGTTCCATCTAAATCACATATTACAGCAGGTACTTTATATGTTGATTCTTCTACTATAGCAATCATTATGTTTTACTCCTCTTTTATTATTGTTGAAATTTTGTCGCAGGGGGTGGATTCGAACCACCGACCTTCAGGTTATGAGCCTGATGAGCTGACCTCTGCTCTACCCTGCAATATAATATTGTGATTTATTAGGACTTGCAGTGCACTACACCTACCTAACTCCACTACACGTCTTTAAAGATAGAATCTAACTATCAACATGTATACGCATTCTCAAAGAAAATCACAATTAATTGAGACTGTAATTAATACATAATATCATTTCATTTAAATACCAACACCTTTGTTCTCCGTAGGTCTATACTATTCAGCATCTTTATAGGCTAGAACAATTATGCAATGGAGAGCGCTCTGCTCGCTTTGTACACAGCATCCATTATATATTAATCACTTAAGACTTGCCAAGCCTTGTCTCAAAATATAAAATTTGAGCGGATGTATATATACAACTAAAGGAGAGAGTATACTATTTTTACTAACACCCGCTCTGTCTTGATTACCATTTAAGACATCTCGTTGGAACGAAATTTTGAGAAGACCTACATATTATCATTACATTTGCAGGTTCGTGTCCTTTTATCTTCCCTTTAGGTGATGTACAGATTATAATAAATCTATAGTTGTCTGAACAGCTATACTAATTAATAATATAAGTGCAGCTATTCCCATAATACCTATCATTGAGAACATAGTAAATACTATACACTCAAGTATTATAGCAAAGAACTTTTCGATACTTCGATTAATAGACCTTAGTTTATCCATAATGGTAATCTCCTTGTTTAATTAATGATGAAAAGAGCTGTACTTACTTGCGGTCATAGTAAGATAGTTTAAAGACTTAGCTCTAATTACTGTTATCCGCCCATGTTATGCATATAATCTATACATTGTGCACGGGAGGCAGAGTAGTACATTAAGTGTTCAGTACCCTTTAATAATACTACCCAAACTTTAGTGTAGATGTCAAAATGTAAGCTCATAATGGTAATCCTCCGAGGTTTATTGCTTGATTTATTAGGAAATGATGTGGAACGAAGTGAAACATAGAAATGGATTGGCTTGCCAATACCTGAAAAAAAACTAAGACTAAGGCTCTACCTTTCGATAGAGCCCGTCAAAGTCATAAAGGTACTAAGCAGGTTCTTTCTCCTCAGTTTGATTTGTTGCCTGAGGCTGAGTCTGAGCTACTGCCTTTTGTTTTGGAGGAGCAATCTGAGCAGCCATCTCGTGAACTGTGTGTTGCTCGCCATTGGAATCGATAGCGATAACATCAGTCTCAAGAGATTTGACTGTGCCATCAGCTTGAAGAGTGACCGTCAAACGAGGAAACTTTTCTAGAGCTGAGACAGGGTCAGATGTGCCAACGAAAACATTTTGAAAGTTCTCGGTGAGAGCTGTTGGGAGCAAAGAAATACTACCAACGGTTTCGCCTGCTGAAAAGAATAGACCGCTACCTGAAGATGAGATGCGACCTGAATAAGTGAGTGATTTCATAACAATATCCTTTTTGTTTTGAATGTGATTTGATTTCCAACGAAAATCAGCAAATGGAAAAGCCAAATGCAAGGGGTATCCACGTGTGAATATCTATGCTCTGCATTTACCTCCTATTTTTTCGGAAATTTTATTTTTCAGACTTTTTCCCTTGATTCTAAACTTGACAAGTTCTTAACTTTGAGGGTGTGGTGGTGGGAAAAGAAGAGAAAGAAGAAAAGAGTACTAGTATATATTAGTAGTATTAGTACAGGAGGAGCAGGAGATGAATGATAGTGAAAAAGCGTTTATCAAAGTTTTATTGGAAATGGAAATGGAGGGTTTACCGATGGAAAAGAAGACTAAAGTCATGGAAGCTTTTTGTTCTAATAAAATTACTCTTGAAAATCTCCAAGCGTGCTTAGATAAGATTGCCACATTTCATACCTAAAATTTTTTTATTTTTTTATTTTGAAATATAACATGGGCATATATACATTCCTATATGGCTGAATTACTAGAAAACTTGTTAAATAAAACTTATTTACAACAAGTAAGAGCTTTAAATAAAATGTCAAGAGAAGGTGATGATATAGGATTTATAGATATAGATGGCTCAGAGTACTTAATCCCAAAGAAAGTACTTGAACTTATTGATATGTTATATACTGAAAATTCAAAATTGAAGAGTGAGGATGGACTTTAGAGAAATTAAGAACGTTAAGCACTACGTTTATGATACTGTAGAGGAGTTTCAAAATCAAAACAAAGGGATTAAGCCAAAACATTGGAAAGATAATCCTCAAGAAGGCGATTGGGTAATATCTGATGATGGTGGTATTGTTCAGATACTAAAACGTAGCGGTATTAGTCATCCAAACGATAGAAAGAATTGGAAGCTTAATAGAGGTTATGTTCGTACTGTTGTTGGGACATTTTTATTAAATGATAAATCTAAAATGGATACTAACTTTGATTTACATCCAAATAGATATACTTTTTCAAAAAATGTAAAACAAGCTAACGAAAATTTTAAAAAACGTAAAAATATTACAAAAAAAGAAAAGCTATTTACTACTGAAGTAATAGTAGGTAAAGATGCAATATCAGCAGTTAAGAATGTCTATAAAGAAGATGACCATAATAAAGCTAAAAAGAAAGCTGTGTTATTATTAAAACAGGAAAGAATTATGAGTGAAATAGAAAAAGGAGTCGTGGATATAGCAAAAGGATTAGGTATAAACCACGAATATGTATTACGAAGACTTAAAATGTTAGCAGACACAGGTGAAGATGACAATGTAGTTCTTCAGTCGCTAAAAGAATTAGGTAAGATTATTGGGACATCAACTCCTATGACTAAAAAAGACGTTGGTGTAGTTGGGTTATTTCAAGGATTTTCTCCAAAACAACTAGAAAAAGCTGAAAGACCTCAGTTAAAAGAAGTAAAGGAAGAAACAAATGATGTGTCCTAATTGTGGTTCTACTAAATATAAAAAAAATGGTCATCGTAGAGGGCTTCAGAGATATAAATGTAATAAATGTAATAGAGAGTGGTCTGAAGCTCGTGGTCAAGAACCATTAAGTAATATAAACTCTAGTACAGCTACAGAAGAACTTAACTATAAATATATAACTGATAATGTAGTAGCTAAAAAACCACCTACACTAAAAAGTCTATTAGAAAAGTTTGATGTATCTGAGGAAGAGTGGAAGGTAACTAATTTTAAAGTAAACCAATGGGATGTATCTGCTAAAGAAGAAATTGATGGTAAAATAGTTTGGAATACCCATACTAACTATCAAGCTAATGCAACACTAGTACGAAAGATACCTGTTATCTGTGATTTTCCAACTGTACAAGGAGCAAACGTATCTCCATTAAAATTTAGCGTAAAAACACCAAAAAGAAAATTAAAAGTAGATGTTATACTTCCTGATTCTCAATGTGGGTATAAAAGAAACTTAGAAACAGGAGAATTGACTCCACTACATGATTTAAAAGCAATTTCAATTGCTACTCAAATAATAAAAGATATAAATCCTGATAGAGTAATAATGTTGGGTGATATGCTTGATTTACCTGATTGGTCTACGCATTTTGTACGTTCACCTGAGTTTTATTTTACTACACAACCTAGTTTGGATTATGTAGCATCTTGGATTACTGAATTAAGACCATATTGTAAAGAATTAGTGTATATAGAAGGAAATCATGAAAAAAGAATGATTGATAGTATTGTGCAAAATACAATTCAAGCGTATGGTATAAAACCTGCTAATGAACCTAAGTCTGCTCCGTTAATATCAGTACCCTATCTATTAGGTTTAGATAAATTAGATGTACAATATGTAGGCAATTATCCTCATGGTGAATTTTATATAAACAATAATTTGGTTTGTATACATGGTATTAAGGTAGGTGCACAGAGTGGTCAAAGTGTTATGAAGCTATTAAACTCTCCAAGAATTAGTATAATTCAAGGGCATGTACACAGATTAGAAATGGCTCATAAAACTGTATGGACACATGGAAAGCCTAAAATATATCAAGCAATATCTTGTGGAACTCTTTGTAGAATAGATGGAATTGTTCCTGGTGGTGGAACTAGATACAATTGGCAACAAGGTGTAGGGATTGTAGAATATACAGATGAACATTTTCAAATAGATACTGTTGGTATTTACGAAGGAAAGTCTATTTATAGAGGAAAGCAGTATAATGGCTAATATTAATACTAGGGATGTTAATAAATCTGAAAAAGTATTAGAACTAGCACGAACTGACTTAATAGCATTTGGTAAACTTTTTTTACCTGGAGATTTTGGTAAATCTGAGTCTCCATTATTCCATTATGAGATTGGTGATTCGTTATTAGAAAACACTACTAAAGCACTAGCCTTAATTTTGCCACGAGGTAGTGGTAAGACACAATTATTTAAAACATTCTTAATGCATAAGATATTGTTTAAGCCAAAAGACGATTTAATGTTTATAGCATGGGTTTCTGATAATCATCGTAAATCTATTCTTAACTTACAATATATTAAACAACATTTTTCTTCTAATGAGATTATACATTATTATTTCGGTAACATCGTAGGAGATAAATGGACTGAAACAGACATTGTGACTAAGACCGGGGCTAAACTAATAAGCCGTTCTAACTTATCAAGTGTCAGAGGTGAAAACTACTTAGGTAAGCGTTATGATATAGTAGCATTGGATGATACAGAAAGTGAAAGTAATACTGTTACGCATGATGCAAGAGAAAAGATTAAGAATATTGTATACAATGGTGTAAAACCTGCCCTTGATTTACATACAGGTAGATTAATATTTGCAGGAACTCCTGTTCATTTTGATAGTTTATGTCAGAACATATTAGATAGTTATGCTAAAGCTGATAATAAAGATGATTATACTTGGGATGTAATTACATATAAATCTACACAACCTGAAATGGAAGGAGGTGTACTTTGGAACTCATATTTTCCTAGAAAAAGATTAAACTTAATGAAAAAGGAATATGAAGAAGCAGGTCGAATACATGGTTATTATCAAGAGTATGAATTAGAAGTACAAAATGAAGATGAAGCTGTATGGGGAAGGCAATACATAAAATATTGGAAAGGATACTATTCTCATGAAGAGGGTGTTAACTTTATTGTTATTGATGGAGAAAAAATACCCGTTAATACGTTTGTTGGTTGCGACCCTGCAACTGATATTAATACTAAAACTTCTGACTTCTCAGTTATCATGGCTATTGCTATAACTCCTGAAAATCAAGTTTATGTTTTAGAGTATGAGCGTCATAGGTCAATACCTACGTTAGCAGGTCGTGATAGTGATGATACTATAGTAGGTAAAAAGGGAGTTGTTGATTGGATTATGGATTTACATCAAAAATATCATTGTATATCTTCTACCGTTGAAGATGTTGCTATGAATAGGTCAGTATTTCAATCTTTAAATGAAAGACGTAGAATAGAAAATAAATATGATATTAGTGTAATATCTGAAAAACCTGGAGGTAGAGAAAAGAGAAATAAAATATATTCGGGTCTTTCAGGTCGTTTTAGTACAGGAACTATATATTTACGGGAAAATATGTTTGATTTAGAGCACGAAATTGTTACATTCGGTGCAAGAATGGCTCATGATGACACAATTGAGACACTATTTTATGCACTTTTGCACGCTTTTCCTCCTAATATGAAAAAAGAAGGAAAAACAAGAGAGTGGTATACACCAAAAAAGAAAGCTAAAAGCTGGATAATATCATAAGGAGCAAATATGCCAAGTGGAATGGGAACATACGGAAGTAAAAGAGGAAGACCTAAAGGTAAAAAGAAAAAGAAAAAGTCAACCTCAAAAAAGAAAAAGAAGTAATGAGTTTAGTAGAAAATATTAGAAAAGCACAAAGAGAAGGTAGAAGTCGTAGTAAAGCAAATAGCACTGTAAGTGATAAAAACTATGCTGAAATGAAACGTGGAGATTGGAATAAAAAGAATGAACGCAAAGAAAGTAAAGCTAAAAGGAATATGGCTTAATGGCTAGAAAAAACAAAGCTGACCGCATATATCAAATGTGGAAATCTGCTAACTCTGAAGAGAGAATAAAATGGCAATCTGAAAGTCAAAAAGGATACGATTTTTATCTTAATGAACAACTTACGAAAGAAGAGCTTGATACTTTAAAAGAATCAGGTATGCCATCTTTTCAAGTTAATAGAATAACTCCTATTATTGAAACTATGAAATATTTTGTAACTGCTAATGACCCTAAGTGGAAAGCAGTTGCTGTAGAAGGAACAGATACTAATATTGCACAAGTTCATAGTGATATATCTGAATACTGTTGGTCATTATCTAATGGAAAAGCAGTATATGGAAATGTTATTTTAGATTCCCTTACTAAAGGTATGGGTTATTTTTTTGTTGATATTGATTCTGATTTAGATAATGGTAAAGGTGATGTAGTATATAGTAAAATAGACCCTTACGATGTTTATCCTGACCCAATGAGTCGTGACTTTTTATTACGAGATGCTTCTTTTGTAATTGTTAGAAAAACTATGGCTAGGGAACAATTAAAAAATATGTTTCCTGAACAATCAAGAAAAGTTGCTAAAGCTAGTGAGCAAAGTACTGTAGAGGCATATTCACAAGCAGATAGAAATGAATCTGATGCAATTATTCCTGAAGATATTATTACAAGTGTAGCTCCTGATGGAGAAAAAGATGATATACTTTCATATTATGAATGCTACGAAAAAGTTCGTGTACCCTATGTTAACTTAAGAATTAAAGTTTATCCTACTAAAGAAGACATAGATAATGTAAAAAAGATTGCTGCTAAAAAATTAAAACAATTTGAAGAAGAACTAGCTGTGTCTACAAAAGAAAAAATTATTCAAATTGAAAATGCTTTAAATTCAGGTGAAATAATACAAGACAGAGCTGAACTAGAAATTAAAAAAGCTCAAGAAAATCTTATAAGTTCTATTGAACAAAAAAGAGCTGAAATAGATTATGCTACACAAGAAAGACTAAATAAAGTAGAAGAACAAATTGTTAGTAAAGAAGAGTATGAAGTTTTAATAGAAAACCCTGAAGTTGTAGAATCTATTGTTGACGCTAGTGATTATTTTGAAACAAGAATAAAACTAACTTGTACTTTAGGTTCAGATGTTACTCTTTATGAGTATTTATTGCCTTATAGAAATTATCCAATAATACCTGTACCTTATTTATATACAAACACACCTTTTCCAATGTCTGCAATTGCACCTATGATTGGAAAACAACAAGAGATTAATAAAGCTCATCAAGTTATGATTCATAATGCAAATTTAGCTTCTAATCTTAGATGGATTTATGAAGAAGGCTCTGTTCCTGAACAAGAATGGGAACAATACTCTTCTGCTCCTGGTGCTTTGTTAAAATATAGACAAGGATTTAATGCTCCTACACCTGTTTTACCTGCAGCTATAAATAATGCGTTTTATACTATTACGCAAGAAGGTAAATCAGATATGGAATATATAGCAGGTATACCAAGCTCTATGATGGGTTTTACTACACAACAACCTGAAACATATAGAGGTTTACTTGCTAATGATGAATTTGGTACAAGAAGAATTAAAGCATGGATGGGCTCTTTACTAGAACCATCGCTTGAACACTTAGGAATTGTGTTTAAAGAAGTTGCTCAAAGTCATTACAATGTAGATAAAGTTTTTAGAATAGTTCAACCTAACGCAGGTGGTGACTATATGGAAAAAGAAACAAGAATTAATATTCCTATTTATAATGATTATGGTGATGAAATAAATAAATGGAATGATTACTCAAGTTCACGATTTGACATAAGAATTGTTGCAGGTGCTTCAATGCCTGTTAATCGTTGGGCATTAATTGAGGAATATTTTAAATGGTATCAAGCAGGACTAATTGATGATATAGCTATGCTATCTGAAACTGATGTCAGAGGCAAAGAAAAAATAATGGAAAGAAAATCATTATACGCTCAATTGAAAAAACAATTAGAACAGATGGATAAAGCTATGAAAGACAGAGATGGAACTATTGAAACCTTACAACGTCAGTTAGTTCAAGCAGGAATTAAAGATAAAGTTAATGTTGGGTCTATGGAAGTAAAGAAAGATGTATTAGAAACAAAAGCTCAACAAAAATACTACAGAAAAGTGCTTGATGATGACAGAAAAAAGAATTTGCAAGAAAGCAAAGAAAAATAATAAATTGTTAATTAAAATAAAGGCAATATAAAATATGGAAGAAACACAAGTAGGCAACGTAGACAAACAGTCTATCCCCGAAAGTTTTATTTCAGATGATTCAGCGGAGGACTTTTTTGGTCAATTAGAGCAAGAAGTCAATGGCGGTATTGTTGACGATGATTTAAATGAAACTTCAGAAGCCAAAGTAAACCAAAGTGATAACACACAAGTAGTAGAAGAAAGTGCAGAAGAAGCTCAGCAAGAGGACATTGAGACTCTTAAAAAAAGGTACTCAGATTCCAGTGCAGAAGGAAAACGTCTTAACCAACAACTTTCTGAACTCGAACCATACTTACCTATACTTGATGAAATGCGTAAAGACCCACAATTAGTCTCTCATGTGAAAGGCTATTTTGAGGGTGGTGGTCAAACCCCAAAAAGTATGGTAGAGAAAATGAATCTTGGTGAAGATTTTGTTTTTGACCCTGACGAAGCTGTAGGTAATCCTAATAGTGATTCTGCAAAAGTTTTAGGTGCAACTATTGATGGTGTCGTACAAAAAAGGCTAAGTAACGAAATGGCTAAACAAAAACAACAATTTAGTGTTGATAGGAAAATTAGTGATTTTCGTCAAAAGCATGATATGAACGAATCTGAATGGCATGACTTTAAACAGTTTGCTGACAATCAAAAACTATCATTGGATGATATTTACTATCTTAAAAACAGAGGTCAAAGAGAAGACAACATAGCAAGAAATGCTAGTGAGTCAGTTGTTAAGAAGATTAAAGACACGCAACAACGACCTAAATCTCTCGCAACTAAAGGTTCTACTAAAGTAGAAACTTCAGAAGAAGGACAACTTTTTGATACTATTATGGGGATTGATAAGGAACTAGAAAACGCATTTGGCTAATAACTAGATGAACTAGATTATCAGCCATTTGCTAACCCTTAATAGAATAGGAGATAAGTCAAATGTCTGATTTATTTAATCTTGGCGGACTTGGTGTCGCCGATGATAATAGCAGTCTTTCGACTGGTGACCTTAGACGGAAATATAACTTCGGAAGTAGGGTAAGTGAACTTGCTATAGCTCAAGACCCTTTCTTCCGTTTAGTTTCAAAACTATCTAAGAAACCAACAGATGACCCTCAGTTCAAATTTACTGAGAGAAGACCATCTTTCCATAAAAGGTATGCTTACCTATATGGTACAAATGGTAACGCAGCAGCAGCTGTTACAAAACACGCTGCACTACACGCCAACACTACTAAAGTTATTATGGCAGGAGATTACAAATCTGCAGGTAATGAAGGTAATGTTTATGGCAACACAACTAACAAATTTGACATTGGAACTAGTGGCACTAAGCCTGAGTTCTTTATGCCTGGTCAGTTAGTTAAAATCCCTACTGGTGCATCATTAGGTGATGCCGCTAGTACAGGTTATGCTGTATTTAGAGTAGATAAAGTAACCGATTCAGCTATTTCTAATATGAAATTGCTTGAAGGTGCATTAATTAAAACACCTAGTGCTTTAGCATCTACTTACAAGCATGATGATGACAAAGATAACGTAACAGGCTCACAAGAGTCATTAGCTCCAAAGAGAAGTTTCGTTATTGGTACTGCTCATGAACAAGGTAGTGGTTATCCTGAAACATGGAAAGACCAACCTTTTAAAACTGGGTTTGGAAATACTCAGATTTGGAAGACTGCTTGTGCTATGGATAATACTGCAAGAGCAACCGTTCTTAAGTATGATGCTAGTGAGTGGGCAAGAGTATGGAAAGAGAAGTTAATTGAGCATAAGTTTGATATTGAGCAATCATTATTATTTAATGGTGCAGGTTCAACAGCTCAAGATGCTTGGTATACCGATGGTGTTATCAGCTACATTAGTGGTTTTGGTAATCAATTCGCTTTAGCTACAGCAAATAAGACACAAGATGATTTTCTTGATGACTTAAGTGCCTTCTTAGACCCTCGTTACAACAACGCAAATGCAACTGTTTTCTTCTGTAGTACAGCTATTTATAACTGGTTACATAAGATAAGTGGTTACTTCAGCAACAATGTAGGTATTGTAGGTGTAGGAAATCAAACTCCTGCTACTGATGGTACTTCTTATGGTCGTGCTGATATGACTGCAGTCGCTAAGAAAAAAGCGTTTGGTGTTGATGTTACAACAATTGGAACACCTTATGGTGATATGAATGTTGTTAGAAACATCCACCTTGATGGTACTAACATTGGTATGATGGGTGTTAACATGAAATATTGTGCTTACAGACCTTTAGTCGGTAATGGACAAAATCGTGATACATCAATCTACGTTGGTGTTCAAACTCTTGAGAACAGTGGTGTTGACCGTAGAGTTGACTTAATCCAAACAGAAGCTGGTATGGAGATTCATATGCCTGAATCCCACGCTATCTGGACAGTGTAAAGGAGTATAGATAATGCCTAAAAATCCAATGTACGGACAAAACAAATCAGATGCCCTTTCAGGAAGTGCCTTCGTTACTGTTGGTTTGACTGGAATGGGTTCTTCAGGAAATAGATATTGTGTATGCCCAATGGATGGTGCTAGAGTTTCCTCTATGTCATTCGTGGCTACTACCGCAGTAACTTCCGCAGCATCAGCTATTTTAGTTAAAGATGGTGCAGGAGATACAATCGGTACAGGCACAGTACCTGTTCTTGCTCAGTATGCAGGTGCTCTTGTTGCACAAGGACTTGAAAAAGATGCAGATTCTGCTTTAAACGCAGGTGATGTAATTGAAATCGAGTTTGATGGTGCTTCAGGTGCAGGTGCAGGCGACATGGTTGTACAATTTGTACAAGCTGTTGGCTACTAAAATAATCAATAATGTGGGGGGATTTATTTCCCCCCATAGATTATAGAGATATAAATGAAAATTTGGGAAAAAGTAAATAACATTACAGGAAACGATAGCAAGTCTAGATATTTGATTCCTTATATTAATGCAGGTTCAAAGTTTTTGCTATCAGCTTTACCTGAAAAGTTTTTATGGACTATTGCTACTGAAACTGAAATCAATGGTTGGGATACCAATGATACTATAAATGAACAATCTTTAGGTCAAGGTTCTGCTATATCTTACGATAAAATATTAGCAGTTTATCGCTATGAAGATGGTGATACTCATACTGAAGGTTCATCTCCTGATGATGTTGATTATTATAAAGGAAAGAAAAGAATAGCAGTAGAAGCTCCTGATAAAAACATACATATATTTGATGAACCATCTAGTTTACTTAAAGCAACAAAGATGTTTCCTAAGTATTATAAATTATCAGGTAAAATATTTATTAAACCTGACCCTGATTATAATGCTACAGATTCTAATAAAACATATACAGAATTAGGGGCTAGCGGCGTTACAACTGTAACTCCAAAACATGGAGATAAAGGAGTAATAGTATATTCAGCCCCTCCAATAGTTGATGAAAATAGCGAAAATTGGATACTTACAGAATATGAAAATATTGTGTTATTTTACGCAGCTTCATTAGACCATTTTAGATTAGGCTCTGTTTATAGAGATTTATGCAAAGCTCAAATTGATGAAGCAGCTTCTAAAGTATTAACATTTAACTTGGTAACTGCTTTACCAACTTTTAGTTTTAATGAAACATTACCTTCTGATATAGCTATAACATCTAAACTTCCTTCAAACTTTAGTATAAATACTTCTTTACCAACTCTTGAAGGTATAACTTCTAGTTTACCAAGTGATTTTAGTTCTCCTTTAGATATATCAGAAATTGCTTTAGATATACCATTAATTACAGATGCTTTAACTAAAGCTCAAAGTTTAGTAGATAATGTTTCAGGTGGAGCTTATACAACAACAGCTGAAGGATGGTTAGCTGATGAAGATGCTGAAATGGTTGCTTCTACTATTGGTGTAGCTAATCTTGAAATAAATAGAGCACAAGCTTCTATAGCAAAAGTAAATCAAGATATTAGTAAATATCAAAATGATGTTCAAAACTATGCATCTAAAGTATCTGCGGAAGCAACAAGAATGACTTCTCAGTTAGGAAAAATGCAAGCAGAAGTAGATAAAAAAATTAAAATATTTCAATCTGATTTATCTAAATACCAACAAGAAATTGCTGAAAAAAGTGCTAGTTCTAATGTTGATGTGTCTAGGTATAATTCAGAATTGACAAAAGAAAAATCAAGAATAGAAACAAAATTAGCATCGTACCAAGCAGCTCTTGCTAAAGCTGTACAAAGTGCTTCAACTGAATTGCAAATATATACAGCAGAAATTGGTAAAGAAAGTAAAAATCTTGAAAAACAAATTCAGCAACAAAATATAAATATGCAATCAGCAAGTGCTTATACGCAAAAAAGTCAACAATCTATACAAACAAGTGGTATGTATTATCAAAGAGCTGTAAATGAGCTTAGTGCTATTACAGGTGCAATAACTGCTCCTGAACAACAACAAGCTAGTCAAAGAAAAGAGCAAGGAGCTACTTCATGACAATATTAGAACTTATGGAAAGAGCTAATGTAAGAGATACAAATCTTGCTACTGCTTTTATAAAAGATGCTATAACTCAAATACAATCTACAACTGATATTTCTACAAAAACCGAAAAGCAATCATTAATAAAGGGAGTCAATGAGTATAGTGTTCCTTCTGACATGATTTCTCTTATTAGTATTAGTATATTAGATACTACTGATGATAGTAAATATAAAAAAATTAGAAGAATGACATCTAAACCTAATGTAGTAGAGGATACAAGCCCATAATGAGTTTTTCAACAAATAAAACATTTACCTTTTTTTACGAAGGTAGAAATATTGAAATTTACAGAGTTACTACTAGAATAGATGGAACTGTTCATGATTACTATGGGCATAAAGTTATATCTCCTACAAGTGGAGGAACTTCAGGAATTGAATATCCTGATGAAGATATAGAAAATGGAATTAGAATTGAATACACTTCTTTACAAGAACCATTTATATCTGAAGCTCTTGAAGATGTTAATTTAAAATATTCATCTAAACTCATATCTTTTTCAGGTAGTACTATATCAGAAGTAGATGATAGCGGTGCTAATGTAGGTGGATTTGGTTCTTTTAGACCTGGTGATAAAATAAGAATACAGGGTTCTACTAGTAATGATGGTGATTATGTTTTAACAGGTAGTGCTTCTAATACAGCTTTGCAAAAAGCTACTAGTTTTACAACTGAAGCAAAAGGTCAATTGATTTCTATTACCCAAATTCCTGTTGAAGTAACTTCTCCTAGTGAAACAAGTCATATAAATTTAAATAGGATGCTATCTTTAGCAATCGTTGATTATTTAAGAGCTATGTTTGCAGAAAGAAATGGAGATATAGAAAGAAAAGAATATTATATGAGAACATTTTATAAAAAAATATCAGATAATGAAAGTAATAAGAATAAGAAGTATCAAATTCAATCAACTTCTTTTTCTGTTAAGTAAGGAAAAATTATGGCAAGATTAGACTATGCAATAAGTGTAACACCAATACAAGCTAATACTGAATTTGAAGGAATTATTCAAGAAGCAATAGAGGCTGATATTGGAAGAGCTTTAACTGCAGCAAAATCAGATTCTACTTGGGGAGGAACTACCAATTGGAGTTCTAATGACGCAGGACATCTGCAAAGTAGAAGTAGTAGTAACACTATAGCAACAGTTGCAGGAACAGATGGTTTATGGATTAAGCATACAGGTTTTAAATATAATAGTGGATTAACTACTACTGCTGAAACAACTACAAAAGTTACGATTTCAAGAAGTATTACACATACTGAATTTAATGCTGGAAGTGGTTCTGGTGCTAGTGGCACTACAAATATAGCAATAGCTAAATTAGAATCAGGTCAAGCAATATTTTTGCCAACACCTGGAGCAGCAACTTGGGTTTTAACCGATGATGCAGCAGGTCAAGCTGTTGCTGTCGAATACGCAGAATTAAGATAAGGAGTAAATTATGAGTAAAGGTTTACAAGACTTTTCAGTACAAGAAGGTGTTGCACCTTATGTGAAAGCAGTTGTAGCTACAACAAACGCTCAAGACGCTACAAGAGCAGTTCATATGAAAGGCACAGCAGCAAATGTTACATTAACCGTTGATGGTTCTGATGTAGTATTTCATCTTTTAAAAGGGCATACATACCCAATTTGTGCTACAAAGTCAAGTTCAGCTGACGTAATAATGTTGTATTAGGGTAAAAAATGCCTGAAACAACAAAGACATATGCAAATATAGAAATATTGCAAGGTGCAGATTATGAGATAACTGTGACTCTTGATGGTAATACCGATACTAAAAGTTATATGGTTACTATTGTTAAAGATTACACAGGTTCTACTGATTTTGGTGGAAGTTTGCAAGGAGATGGTAGTTCATCTCAACCATATAGAGTTGAAGTAACAGAAACAGCAAATACAGTTGGTGAATTAGTTACTTCTAATGGAACTAAAACTGTTCAATTAAAATTGAACGCAGCTTGGACTGAAACTTTAGATGATGGATTTGATGGTTTTTGGGAAATGGTAGAAAAAGACCCATCAACAGCAGGTCAAACATCTTATCAATACAAAAGAATAGCACAAGGTGAAATTTATGTTAATAAATCAGCTAGTAGATATGCTAGTACAACAACATTAACGACTTAATTATGGCTACAACTGTAAAAGTAACAACAGGAGCAACAGCTAAGAGTTCAGAAACAACTCAAGCTGCTAGTAAAGCTGTTGGTGGGCAAACCGCAGCTAAGTCTTCAGAGGCATTTAGCTTAGACACAGGTAAAATTTCACATACTTCTACTAATATACTTTCAAAAAATTTAAAAGACGCTTTAGAAGAAGTGTCTACTTTTCAAGCAAAATCTGCTTCAGCACCAAGTAATCCTGTAGAAGGTAATATTTGGTATGATACAGATGATGATGTAATGTACATCAGAGATGAAGATTCATGGAATGAAATCCATGTCAAAGGTCGTTCTACTCTAGACGGTGGAACATTCACTTAACAATAGGAGAATACTATGGCTAACGTCATACAAATAAAAAGAGCAGCGAACAATGGTTCAAGCTCAACGCCAGGTTCTCTATCGTCTGGAGAAATGGCATTAGACCAAGCAGGTAAGAAGTTATTTATTGGAAGACATAATAACTCTTCAGTAGAAGTATTTCAACTTGCTACATTAGACGACTTAACAGGAGGCAACGGAATAACAGCTTCAGCTGCATCAAGTGCTTCAAATAGAGCAAGAACATTAGCTCTTGACTTAACTGATTCAAATATTTTTGCGTCAACAAGTGCAAAAGGTATTGCAAGTTTTAGTTCTGATAATTTTGCAGTATCTAGTGGTGTTGTAACTGTTAAAGACAATGGAATTGCTTTAGGAACTGAAACAACAGGTGACTATGTAGAAAGCCTTGTTGCAGGGACAGGAGTAACTCTTTCAAATAATTCAGGAGAAGGGGCAACTCCAACTGTTGCAATTGGACAAGCAGTAGCAACAAGTAGTAGCCCTCAATTTGCAGGAGTAACTGCAGGTAATGTAACTGTAGGTGTTTCTACTGATAATACAATTCACACATCAAGTGGTGACTTAACTTTAAATGCTTCAGGTGGAGATGTTATTATCGCAGGTAATTTACAAGTTGATGGAACTACTACAACTGTAAATAGTACATCAATAACAGTTGATGACCCAATTTTCACTGTAGGTGGAGATAGTGCTCCTGGTTCAGATGATAACAAAGATAGAGGTATGATATTTAGGTATCATAATGGCTCAGCAGCTAAAATGGGATTTTTTGGTTGGGATGACTCAGCAAGTAAGTTTACATTTGTAGCTGATGCAAGTAATTCTAGTGAAGTAATTAGTGGCTCTGCAGGTAATGTAGCATTTGGAACAATCACAGGAACTTCATTAGATGGATGTACAATTAATGGTGGAACATTCTAATAGGAGGAAATAATGGCAAATACCATAGTATTAAAAAATAGAAGTAACACAAGTAGTCCTGCTCCAAGTACTAGTGATTTATCTAGTGGAGAAGTTGCTATTAACTATCATGAAAGTGTAAGAAAACTTTATTTTAAAGATTCAGGAAACACTATTCGTGAAGTTTTAGATTCTCAGGGAGTTGATGACCAAGCGACTGCTCTTGCGATTGCGTTAGGGTAGTCTATGGCAAATACATTTAAACTAAAAACAAAAGCTAGTTTGACTACTAGTTTAGCTGCAGTATACACAGTACCTTCAAGTAAGACTGCAATTATCTTGTCTATATCTTTAGCTAATAAAACAGGAAACTCAGTTACAGGAAGTCTTCAGGTAAGTTCAGATACAAGTGACACAGAAACAAATGCAGATGTATATTTACTAAGCACTGCTCCAATTCCAAGTGGAGGTACTCTCGAAGTTATGCAAGGAAATAAATTAGTTTTACAAACAACTGATATTATAAAAGCTAAAGCAAGTGCAGGTAGCGCAGTAGACGTTATAATTTCACTTATGGAAATGGATGTTTAGTGGCTTATTTAGGGTTTGAACCTTCACAAGTTGCAGTAACTGTAGGTCAAGGGGTAATTGATGCTAGTCATATTGAAGATGCTAGTATTACTACTGCTGACTTAAGTAATGATGCTGTTACTCCTAATAAACTAGATGATGATGGTACAGGATTTCAAATGGGAAGTCTTGGACTTGGTACTGCCGTATCAGGTTCTCACAAACTTACTGTAGGTGGTACTGCCACATTCAGTGGGGACATTACTGGGACACTCGCCACAGCATCTCAAGGAAACATTACATCCGTAGGTACTCTTAGCTCATTAACGCTTAGTGGTGACTTAACTTTACCTCAAAAAATTGTACACTCAGGAGACACTGATACTTATCTTTCGTTTGCTGATAATGCTCTTTCTTTATATACAGGTGGTACACAATCTGTTGAATTTATTTATGGCAACGTATATCTTAAAACAAATGATAAAGCATTAATTGGTTATAATTCAAGTGGGGGTGCTAAAGAATTAATTAAAATTCATAGTAGTGATGTAGTAAGAATAGGAGAAGGTTTACCTGTTCAAATAGGATATACAAATGCTACGCCAAAACTTGAATGGTTTTATGACCACTCGAATGGTACTGACTATAAAGCAAATATAAGCCTTGCAGGTAACGATTTAGAAGTTCGTGGAAGTAATGGAGCTATGGAGTTTTATACAGGTGCAGTAGATGGAGCATCATCAACTTTAGCTCTTTCAATTAATAGCTCACAAAATGCTAGTTTTACAGGTGCAGTTACAGTAACTACAGCTACAAATTATGCTATGACTATAAAATCTACTGATGCAGATGCTGCTGATATATTTAGAGTAATCGCTGATGATGATGGTGCTTTGCTTACCCTTTCAAAAGATGCAAGTGATGATGCTGAATTGTATTTATATGATGGAAGTGGAAATGCTAATGTTCAAATATCTGGAAATAATGTAAGTTATTTTAATGGTGGAAATGTTGGTATAGGAGTTTCAAGTCCAGGATATTTAACTGAGCTAAGAGTTAATGATACAACAGTTGATACACCAAGACTTGTGATACGACAACTTGGTGCGGGTGATTCCTCATTAGCATTCCAAATGCCAGATAGTCCTTATGGGTTTACTATGGGTGTTGATAATAGTGATTCTGATAGATTTAAAATTAGTACAGGTGTTGGTGATTTAGACAGTTCTTCAAGATTTGAAATTGATCCTGGAGGTACTACTATTCATAGGTATACAGGTGCAGAAAATATACTACAAATACATTCAGGGACAGGTAGTTCAACTACTGGAACATCACAAATATATTTTTCATCTAAAGATGAACATGGTGGAAATACACATCAATCATACATAAAAAGCACAATAGATGGTAGTTCAAGTACTTCTGCTACTAAAATGTCATTTCACAACAGAGATTCAGGTGGTACTGTACAAGAATATTTAACTATTAAGGCTGATGGACGAGTTGGTATAGGTGATTCAAGCCCTGGCGCTCCTCTTGATGTGAAAAGTGGAGAAGCTGCAAATACAGCTAATTTTAATTCTACAAATGGAGCTACAAATATAACTCTTGAAAGCTCTGGCTCATTAATAGGTCAAATGGAATTTGTATCATCTGGCACATCTGCAATCGTTACAAGAACATCTGCAAGTTTAGCACTTGGCTCTAATAATGTAAGAACACTTTACATAACAGATAATGATAGGGTTGGTATAGGCGAGTCCTCACCAAATACTGCTTTACATGTAGCTGCAAGTACAGATTCTACTGATGATGGAGTCTATCCTGTTATTTTTACAGAAAATGGAAATGCTACTGGCAATTCTTACGCAGGTTTTAAAACAAGAGGTCGTGTTGACGGAAGTAACAATGTAGATTGCTTTTTTCTTTCTGATGGTGCAAATGAATTAGGTTTTATTGGAACTAATACAAATTATCCTTTTGAAATTAGAACTAATGGAAGTACAAGAATGACCGTTAAATCTTCTGGTCAAATAGAAACAAACTATGGAGATTCTTCTTACAATTTATATATAAATGGTCTTGCAAGTTCTGCAACCAAAGGAATATTAATGGCTGTTGGCCCAAGTTCAGGAACAGTTGACCAAATGTTATTTAGAGATGGTAATGGTCATAATTGTGGTGCTATAAATTCAGATGCAAGTGCTAACACAACATCTTTTGGAACTTCATCTGATTACAGATTAAAAGAAAATGAAGAAATTATTTCTGACGGTATAGAAAGAATTAAAAAACTGAAACCATATAGATTTAATTTTATAAGCGCACCTGACCAAACTCAAGATGGATTTTTTGCACACGAATTAGCAGAACATATCCCTGAAGCTGTAACTGGTGAAAAAGATGCTATGGAAGATAATGAAATAAAGCCACAGAATGTAGATTATGGAAAAATTACACCATTACTTGCAGGAGCATTAAAAGAAGCTATTGCTAAAATAGAAACTCTTGAATCAAAAGTAGAAGCGTTAGAAAATGCGTAAAAAACTAAATCAATGGGCAGATGCTGATAAAGCTATTCACACAATAGTTATTGGTGGTTTTATAATAGCATTTATGATAAGCATCTTTAGTTGTCAAGAGTATTACATAGGCAAGTCTGAAGAAGAGTTAGTTAAAGAAATGTTTGAGCTAGATAGCTTGATGCGTAAAGTTGTATGGACAGCAGATAGTTTAGGTGTAAGATGATTGGGTTTATGGTTGGATTAGTAGTAGGTATTTTTATTGGCATGGAAGACTTAGGAGATCCTGTGCCTTATCAAACTATTACTTACTCAGATAGTAACAGTGTAGTTAAAATTTATAATAGCTCAGCTTTTAAATATCGTTATATGCCTAATGCGTATGCAGTAGGTTGGAATACACATGACTATCGTTATTGGGATACTAGACATATAGATACACCTGTTTTAACTAAAAGTATTATAATTAATAGAAAACCTAAACCTAGACCTAGGATAAAAGATGAAGAATGATTGCTGTTGTTGTTGCTGTGGATGTAAGAAATGACTAAGCCCATAGGACAAGATTCAAGTTTAAACATATCACTTCCTATGCTTTTTCAAGCTGTAGGAATTATTGGTGCTATGGTCTGGGGATATGGCGAGTTAAATGGTCGTATATCTTTTCTTGAATACCAAGTAAAAATAAACGAAGAGCATATTGCAGCTAT